TCTATATGGCAGAAAGATACTTCGTCCAGAAGCTATCGTAACTGCTAAATACAACGCAGGTTAAGGGAGGGATTTAACATGGCTACTTTTGATATGACTGCCTCCACTACCAACGGTGTTGGGGCAAATGTTGTTGCAGTTCCTACTGTTGTAGGTAATGCTGTAAGGACAATAGAAGCAATCCTAGATATTGATGCTATGGTTGCTGCAGGAACTTCTCCTGCAAATGGTGATGTATTTCAACTTCTTGAGATACCTGCAGAATCAGTAGTGATTGCCGCAGGTGCTGAGATTATGAAATCTTTCACTGGGTCTTGCACATGTGATATTGATTTCGCAGGTGGAGATGATATTGTTGACGGTGCTGCATTAGATGCTGCCGCAGGTACTTATCTTGCTAAAGGTACTAACGGTGAAGCTAACGTAGTAAACACAGGTGCGGCTTCAACTTTCGCTGCCGCGGCTTTAGCTTGTGTGGGTGCTGCAGATACTATTGACGTTACTGTAGCAGGTGCAACACCTGCAACTGGACGATTAAGAGTATATGCAATTATTGCTGACGTATCAGCAGCTCATCGTGAAGCTGCTTCTGCTGCAAGAGATAACATATAATAAAACTTTCAGGGGCAGGGAAATTACTCCTTGCCCCTACGAGAATAAAGGGTGAAGAGTGGCTACAACATACATTACACTAGTTAATGACCTCCTGAGAAGGATGAATGAAGTACCACTTGCTACCTCAGGTGATGGTTTCTCAACAGCTAAGAATGTTCAGGCTATCGCTAAAGATGCAATTAATAATGCAATAAGAGAAATTCTACAGGATGGACATCAGTTTCCATTTCTTAAAACTACTACCACACAGACATTAACAGCAGGTACAGGAACGTACAGTCTTCCTACTGACCTAGCAAGTGCAGATTGGGAAACCTTTTACATAAGGTCTTTGACCAGTGAAAACAATTCTGCTAAAGCTTTATCTACAATCCCCTTTGAAGAATATGTTAGATTTTACAAAGCAGTCGAAGAGAACTCTGGAACTGGTGGTAGAACTGTGCCTAATTTAGTTTATCAAACCTCAGAGAATAAGTTTGGTGTTACTCCATTACCTAATGCAGCCTATGTAATTGAATACGTATACTACAAGTTTCCAGATGACTTGTCTACATTTAATGATACAATGATTATACCAGACAGATTTAAGTATATTATAATAGATGGTGCAATGACCTACATGATGAGGTTTAGGTCAAACGAACAGTCAGCACAGATACATCAACAAAAGTTTACAGAGGGGATAAAAACGATGCGTAGGTTGCTATTAGACGACCCACTATCAGTTAGGTCTACAATGATAGTAAGACCTAAGTACGCATCGCATATGTTAAGCTTGAGTTCGTAATATGGCAGATGCAGTATCCACCTTTAAGGCTAACTCTAGAGGAGGCTTAAATACAGGAGCAGATGTTCTTACTCTAGGAGCAGAAAGTCCGGGGTCTGCAATTCAGTTATTAAACTATGAACCAAACCTTGAGGGTGGTTATAGAAGAATAAATGGGTATGCTGATAGTTTTGCAGCAGTTACAGGAACAGGTTCAGTATTAGGAATTGCTGTAGCAAATGGTGTTAATCAGGGAATACTTGCCTGTCGTACACCATCTTCAGGAAATAACTATCTTCATCACTGGAACTTTTACTACACAGTAGCAGTTACATCAGGTCATGGTACAAACTTTACAGTAGGAGAAACTATAACAGCCGTAGTAAGCTCAAGTGATAATACAGCCACAGGAGTGTCAGGCACAGTTAAAGCTAGAGCTTCTGCATCATTAACAATAGATTTTGGTAGACTACCTACTTCTGTATTTGCTACAAGCAATGTTATTACAGGAGCATCTTCTGAAGCTGAAACAACAGTAACATCTACTCCTACTGTAGTAGGTTGGACAGCCGTAACATGCGGTGGCTCACCAACAATGACAGGGGTAAGCAAGGTTAGGTTTACTGAGATAAACTTTGGTACACCTAAAGTTGTTTTAACAGATGGCATAAATCCTGCAGCTACTTATGATGGTAGCACATACACGCAGATAACAGACTCTAATGCCCCAACAGACCCTACAATGTCTGCAGAGTTTCAGAACCACTTGTTTCTTACAGGAGACCCTGCACAAGTAAGTAATTTATTTTTCTCTGCTCCTACTGCAGAAACTGATTTTAGTCCTGCTAATGGTGGTGGAGTTATAAATGTAGGCTTTGAGATAATTGCTATTAAGAAGTTTCGTAACGTACTCTACATATTTGGTACAAATAATATTAAAAGATTAGTCGGAGAAAACTCTGCTAACTTTACCCTAGAAACAGTTACTTCAAACTTAGGGTGTCTAGCAACAGACAGTGTAGTAGAATTAGGTGGTGACTTACTATTTTTAGCACCTGACGGTATTAGACCTATTGGTGGTACATCAAAGATTGGTGACGTTAATCTTGAAACAGTTTCTAAGAATATTCAGTCTACTGTTACAGGAGTTATAGATGCAGAAGATTTATCTACTCTGTCTTCTGTAATAGTTAGAAGTAAGTCACAGTTTAGATATTTGTTTTCTACTTCTGCCTCACAAGGAATACTTGGGGGATTAAGAGAATATCAGGGAAACATATCATTTGAGTTTGCTCAAACCTTTGGTATAGCCTGTACATGTGCAGACAGTGGGTATATAGGTCAGGAAGAATTTGTAATACATGGGCAGTCTAACGGTAAAATATATCGTCAGGAATCAGGTAATGCCTTTGATACCAGTAATATACTAAGTATATTTAAAACTCCATTTATTTATATGGATAATCCTGAGCAAAGAAAAACGTACTATAGTACATCAACATACATGAGTTCAGAGGGAAACTTTTCAGTAGCATTATCAGTAACCTATGATTATGATAATACAGATATAGCAACTCCTGATAACTTAACGCTCTCTACAACTAGTCCGGGAGCATTTTACGATAGAGGAACAAACGTAGCAGTGTTTGATACTACAGATATTTATGATGGTAATCCATCACCAGTTGAATCAGTGACCTTCTCAGGGTCAGGTAAAGCAATAGCTCTTACCTATGTGACTGACGATACAAATGACAGTCACAGTATACAGGGATTTACAATTACTTATGGATTGGGGGATGTAAGGTAATGGCAGGTTACGCAAGAACAAATACAGCAGATATTCAGTCAGGTACTGTTGTTAAATCTGCTCCAATTAACGCAGAATTAAATGCTATTGTTACAGCATTTGCGTTCAGTGGTGGACATAACCATGATGGTTCGTCTACTGAAGGTGCTTATGTAGGACTAATAGCAGACACAGATGCTCTCAACAAGGTTGTAGTTGATACAAGCAATAACAGAGTAGGTTTCTTTAGTGAGGTTAGTAGTGCTGCAGTTGAGCAGATAAGAATACAAGATGGAGCTATACTTCCTGTTACTGACAACGATATAGACTTAGGTGCTTCAGGCACAGAATTTAAGGACTTGTACCTTGATGGTACAGCCCACGTAGATACCCTAGACGTTGATGTAAATGCCACTGTAGCAGGAACTTTGGGCGTTACAGGGGCAACTACCCTAGCAGACATTCTTAGCATACCTGATGGTTCAGCTTCTGCTCCTTCTATTACTAATACAGGAGATACTGATTGCGGTTTATTTTTTAGTGCAGCAGATACATTAGCTTTTACTGCAGGTGGTACAGCACAGTTTACTATGGCAGATGGAGCTATTGCTCCTGTCACGGATAATGATGTAGACTTAGGTACATCTTCCTTAGAATTTAAGGATGGGTATTTTGATGGCACACTCTACACAGATGCTATTAATCTAAATGGTACAGCCATAACATCTACCGCAGCTGAACTCAATATATTAGATGGAGTAACATCTACTGCGGCTGAACTTAATATTCTTGACGGAGTGACATCAACCGCAGCTGAGTTGAATATACTTGACGGTGTAACATCTACTGCTGCCGAGCTAAACATACTTGATGGTGTTACCAGTACTGCCGCAGAGTTAAACATCCTTGATGGAGTTACAAGTACAGCAGCTGAACTAAATGCTCTTGATGGTATAACTGCTGTCGTAGGAGAACTCAACGCATTAGACCTTGGTTCTACGGCTGTTGGTACTGCTATAGCAAGCAAGGCTGTAATACTAGACTCTAATAAAGATTATACTGGCAT